GATACACGTAAAGGTATCTGGACTACATTTGTAAAGGTAACAACAATCGCAATTATAACATTCATAGCTGGTGCAGTATGGATGCAGTTAGGGAATAAGTAATTATGGCTAAGAAGTTTGCAGGGTTCACACCAGAACAGATGGGTAAGATTATACCTGAAATGCAGGGTATGCAGGCTGATGAACAAGCTGCTTACTTAGCGTCACAGCCTGGTGCTGCTGCTCGTGTAGGTAAGATGGCAGAGGTAGCGCAGAAGCGTATTGGTATGGCTTATGGTGGCATGGCTACTAAGAAAGGCTATGCAGTAGGCGGTTTTGCAGATCAGAATCTAATTGATGGACCGCAAGTTGGCAAACCAGAAATTTATGACTTTTCGGTTGCACAACCAACCACTATGCCTGTGGTTAGAGGTGGGGATCAGCCTCTTCCCGCACCCATGCCTACCGCAACTTTTGATCAAGATGAAGTTTTACGAAGACTTGGTAAACCAGTTAGTCCCGCACTACGAGACTTGGATACAGCTAAGTCTGAAGTAATGGCATCAAACAAAGCTCTGCAGGATGCACTTGCTGCACAAAAAGCTAACCCTGAAGATAAAGCTCTAGTAGACGCCGTGACTAAGGCACAGACTGAATTAAACGCAGCTGGTGGCAGGCTTACTCAAGCACAGAACCTATATAAAGTTGCAGGTATGCCCAGTGCTACAGAGATTAAAGGTACAGCTGCTACAGACCCATCTAGGCTGGTAACTAAAGCAGATACAGCTACAGTGTCAGCCACGGATAAGGCTGCTGGTGAGATTGACCCTACTACAGGGCAGCTTACTGGTGATGCAGCTACTGCAGCCTTAACTAAGGCAGGTATTGCTCCTGAGGTTACAGCACCAGTAGAAAAAGAGGCTGCTGTCTATGAGCCTGTAGAAGCTACTGCAGGTGTCGGCGTTGTAATGGATCGCCTTACTGCAGCAACAGGTAAACCTAGTGAAGAAGCTCTTGCTGAAGCTGCTCAGATGTCACCAGAAGATTTAGCCTCTTTAGGTCTATCTGTAGAGCAGATCCAAAAAGCTCGTACAGTTATAGCACCTGACGCACGTGTCGTACAAGAAGGTGAGATGATTGAAGGCTCTACTGTTGACATGGAACGTGTCAAGAAAGAGACTAACTTTGAAGCTGCTACAGGCGCTCCTTCTACAGATGCTACAGTACAGGGTCAGCTTACTGGCTTGATGGAGCAGTTTGAGGGTAGTGAGCCTCCTGCATGGGCAGCTGGTGCTATGCGTAATGCTGCTGCACAGATGGCTGCACGTGGGCTGTCTGCTTCCTCTATGGCTGGTCAGGCTATGATACAGTCAGCTATGGAGAGTGCGCTTCCTATTGCGCAGATTGACTCTGCTACCTTTGCTAAGTTTGAAGCCCAGAACCTGAGCAATAAGCAACAGGCTGCTATGTTTGCTGCAGAGAAACGTGCTGAGTTTCTTGGGTTAGAGTTTAACCAAGAGTTTCAAACTCGTGTATCTAATGCTGCTAAGATCTCAGACATTGCCAACATTAACTTTACTGCAGATCAACAGATCGCACTAGAGAATGCTCGTATGGCACAGACTGTAGACCTTACTAACTTAAATGCTACTAATGCTAAGATTATGGCTGATGCGGCTGCTCTTAATAACGTAGACATCACTAACCTAAACAACCGCCAGTCCTCTGCAGTACAAAACGCTCAAGCATTTCTACAGATGGACATGACTAACCTAGCTAACGAGCAGCAGACATCTGTATTCAAGGCTCAACAGCTTGCTAATACATTGCTATCAGATACAGCAGCAGCGAACGCATCTAAGCAGTTTAACGCTACAAGTCAGAACCAGACAGACCAGTTCTTCTCTAGTCTTGCTGCTAACGTTGCTCTGCATAACAATGAGCAGCTCAATGGCATGAACCGTTTTAATGCTGGTGAGGCTAACTCTATTGACCAGTTCAATGCTACTGCCAGAGAAGCACGTAACCAGTTCAACTCTACAAACGCTCTAGTTATTGCACAGGCTAACGCTGCATGGTCTCAGGCTATCACTACTGCAGCCACTGCAGCACAGAACCAGAATAACCGTGATGCAGCTATGTCATCTAACGAGTTCACTATGGCAGCATACAATGCTATTGTACAGGAAGAGCGTGACTTAGTTAGCTTTGTATTTAATGCAGCACAGAAACAACTGGATCGTGATGCAAGTATTACACTTCAGTCTTTGCAGAATGAATCCCAGAGACTTACTGACCAAGCTAACATTGATGTAGCTGGCGGTACAGGTGTGGGTACGATTATAGGCGCTCTAGGCCCAACCATTCTTAAAGGTGTATTTGGGTGGAGTTAAAAGCTCACTATTTTATAACAGCAGGAATAATACTAATGACAAGTCTAACAGGCGGAAATGCCGCAGCCAACGACATCAGAAAACTCATGGAGCAGATCATAGCTGAGCGTGATGCTAAGTTTGCACCTAAACAAGAGGGCGGCGGGGTAGCTGGAGGCGGTATGTTTGATAAACCTGAAGTAAAAGCTAATGATGGTGACGTAATCACAGACCTGCTGGGTTATCTTGAGCAGAAGCGTACAGAAGTATTGGACTCGTATCAGTCTAAGGTTATGCGTGGATCAACTAAGCCCTTACCTAAACCTGAAGATATAGACGTGTCTAGCTTTCTGTCAGAAGCAGGATTGTCTTCACAGCCTGAACCGCTGACTTTTACCAGTGATACGGCTCCTGCGTTAGGTGAGCCGTCTTGGTCGCAGGTAGCAGACAACGTATTTCTTGACCCCTCTAAAGAACCTGCAAAGCCTACGTTATCTGAAGGATTGCTCTCACGTGAAGACAAACCCGTAGAAGAATTAACAGATGATGAAAAGTTTTTACGAACAGGTAAGCTGCCTAAGGAAGGTCTTATGAGTCCTCCAGCTACAGATGATGATATGGGTTTACCTGATGACGATAACTATATGGGTGTTCTGGATGATGGGGCTACTCAAGATTTACTTGATAGAATAGCTATTGGAGAAGGGGCAGATCCTAGAAAACTTAAAGCCCAAGATAAGTATGGTATAGGGTCTACCGAGTATGACATGGTTTACGGTTATGGAAGTGTTTTAGCACCAGATAAACCTGTAACAGAGATGACAATGAAAGAACTTGAAACCTACCAAAGAAAGCTAATCAACGCAACAAAAGGTAAAGTAAAAGGTACAAAGAAAGGAACGAGTGCTGTAGGTAAGTACCAAGTAATAAAAACTTCTCTTTTTGGTGCAAATGGCACAGCAGAAAAACCACAGAAAAACTCTTGGGCAGATAAACTAGGGCTTACGGCTGATACTATCTACACCCCAGCAATACAAGAGAAGATAGGTTTATTAGCACTAAAGGAAGCAGGGTATAATTCTTATATCAACGGCAAGAGAAGTCAGGACTCCTTTCAAAATAAAATAGCTAACATATGGGCCTCTGTAGCAAAAGCAGATGGTACTGATAAGTATGGTCAGGGTATTCATACGGTAAAGAAAGATCTAGAGCCTATGTTTAAAGCTTTAGCACCTATTAAAACAGAAGATACAGCAGTAGCTACTTCCTTGAGACCCAAGGCTAGACCCTAATGTTTGGCCTACCCCTAGAACTTATCACAATGCTGTTCTCTACCGTGTTAGGTGGAGTTATGTCTATGATAGGGCAGAACGCTAAGAATAAAGCAGAGCAACAGAAGCTACTCATTGGTGGTGTAACTGAAGCACGTAACGCTGGTAAGACTGACAAGCACTTCGCATGGACACGCAGGCTTATTGCTCTATCTGCAATCTTCTCAATTATAGTCTTGCCAAAGGCTGTCGCTGTATGGTATCCTGAGGTAAGCGTTATCGTAGGCTATACAGAAGTACATGGCGGTTTATTCAACTGGATCTTTGGCGGTGATGGCACAGTAAAGTGGCAGGCTGCTAGAGGCTTCGTTATCACACCCCTAGACACACACATCGTTTCCGCCATTGTAGGTTTATACTTTGGCGCAGGTTTCACTAAGTAAGGTATATTATAATGGCTGCAACTACACTCTTTGATGGCCCTATCCCAGGTCAGTCTTTAACAGACGAACCCAAGAACGCTCCATGGGAAAATCCTCCTATGTATGCAGATCCTATGGATGCTCTTGAGCATTATCTAAAGAAGCTGGGTGATGTAGATGCACAGGGCGAAGTTCTAACTATGCTTGACTTGGGTATTCCCGTAAGCGTTGTAGTTGACTCTATGTTATCTAGTGGTATTATGGATGGCATTCACTCTGTAGATGTAAAGCTACTGCTAAAGCCTCTCATGATTATTAACCTGACAGCTATCGCTGATGCAGCAGGGCTTGACTATAAGAATACCATGGACGATTACCGTGATAAGGATGCAGAGGCTAAGAAGCAACGTATGGAAATTCTTGCTGCTAAACTGCAGGCTAAACTAGTGCAGGGTAAGAAGGCAACACCAAACGATCCAGGTGTAGAAATACAGGAAGATGTAGTAGAAGAACTTACTGCAGATGACATGGATACAGAAGAAACAATGACTGAAGAAGCACCTGCTCCTACAGGTCTCATGGCGAAGGAAGTTTAATCATGGCATGGAGTGCATTTGCAGCAGGGTTTAGTAAGGGCTTTGGTACGGAGCTGTCTGAAGGTATTAAAGAACGCCGTAAGGAACAAAACAAATACGTAGATAATATGATGGATACAGCTAAGGCTTGGCAACCCAAGTTCCTTAAAGCTAATGCTGATGTAGACGCTGACCTTGAGTTGATGAAGGTTATGAACACTGAGTTCAATATTTCAGAAGCAGAGTTTGTAGCCCTCGCTCAGAACTACGATATGAATGACATTTATACTAAGAGCGTAGAAGCTAGAGAAGCATTTAAGAAGGTTGGTCTTGACCCTAATGCTGTGAACCGTGATACTTTACTTACAGGTCTATCTCTGCCAAAAGACTTCTCTCTACCTGAGGGTATGACAGCTACAGATGCTATGCGTCAAATCCACCTGGGTTATGCAAAGAACTTGGCTGCAGATCCTAATAACAAGAGTGATGCACACCAGCAAAGTTCCTTCGCTAAGGCAGTAGCAGGGGTACTAATGTTAGACCCACGTTCTTCTGCTGAGAAGATTGCTAATCAGATGCAGGTGATGGGTACATCTGTAGAAGATCTTAATATGTTTGCTGCACAAGGTGGTGTTAAGGGTAAGCCTCTAGACAACGTAACTCGTACTGGTGCTTTTGTACTGCCTAACACAGACTACACATCTGGATCTTTCAATACAACGCTAAGCGACTCTAGGAGAAGTCTCTATCGCACTATGCTGGACTTAACTGATCCAACTGCAACAGTGACTGATGCAAATTCAGCAGCCATACGGCTGGCTATAGGAGAGTCTAACAGTAAAAATATTAATGAAACAAACCTAGCTACCTTTATTGAGTCTGGTGCAGGTAAGTTTGGTCAGCTTGAGAAACAGCTTATCAATAAAGGTATGAGTATTGGCTTCAATACTAGGGGTATGCGTGACATGGCTCTTAGTGCAGTACGTGCTGAGATTAACACAGTAAATGAGTTAGACAATTTCTCTGAGGCTGTTAAGTCAGGTAAGGCTGTGGAGCTTATACTAGAGTCTGTAAGAGAGACAGGCGAAGTTACTATGGAGACTATTGAAGCTATACTTGGTAGTGAAGTCACAGAGAGGGGCGGTGATGTTCCTAATGTAACAGGTGAAGGTGTAACAGCAGAAAACAACAGCCTATCAGATCTAGAAAATCTTCAAAGGGAAATGCAACCCACAGGACCACAACCCACAGGACCACAACCCGCTGAGCCAGCCGTTGTAAATGGACCACCTGAATCCCGCAGTGCATCAAATATAGTAAATAACATTATAGGGAGAAACTCTGGATCTCTACCAGAGTCAGCTACTGCTAAGATTACTAAGGATGAACCTGCTTCACCAGAGGTTGTTTTAATAGCTAAAAAACTTGCAGTACCTGTAGAAGACGATTCACCTGTAGTTAGTACTAATACAGATACGAGTCCTAGAGTTGCACCATTCATGAAAAGAACCATGGACCCTGTAGCAGATCTGCTGGAGAAACCTACTAAAGCACTAGCTGATAGTATTGAGGGTCCAGTACGTAAGCTTTCTTCAATTATTAAGCAGCCTGCAGAGTCAGCTAACTCTATCCTTAACAACTACATGAAGCCTTTAAAGGATGCTATTGCTAAAGGTAGAAATGGAGATTCTAAGGATGTTAGCTTAGGTGATCTATTTAGCGATTGGTTTAGCACAACATTCCCTGGCGCTAAGCTGCCATCTAATCCTCTAGAAACAGTTGACTTTATTGCAGGTACAATGAGTTCTGACTTTGAAGCTGACCCTACAGGTGATACACCTCCTACAGTACTAGATATTGTACCTAAGGACCAAGCATTTGAAATTCTTGTATATGGTGCATTAGACACTGCTATGAAGCAAGGGGTTAAGTTTCAAGATAACGACACGGCAAAGCAGTGGTTATATGACTTCCTTGAGAAAGAAGAGGACTTTCTTATTAAGACAGGTCTAGCTAATGAGGAAACAGGGGAATACCCTAATGAGAAAACTATAGATCTTATTGCAAATATCCTTAAAATTGGCTACGGGAGCTAAGAATGGCTGGAACTAAACAGTACTACACAGAGGAAAACATGCGGGGCAAGAAGCTCTCAGACTTTGCCTCTGATGTAGACTTCATTGAGGACAGTGTTACCTTCCTTAAGTCTAACCGTAAGGGTTATACAGACGAAGACTTCGCTAATATGAATGGTGAGGATGTAGTTAACGAGGTGCTAGAACACTTCCGCTGGGCTAATACAAACGAAGTTAGTATGGCTAAAGACTTCAGCTACATCAAGGATGACAAAACACCAGAAGATCATAAGCAAGCATACGGGCGTCTACTCTTTGCATTTGATAACGCAGATGGTGAAGGTATCTGGGATGACCATGGTAAGGCTGTACGTGATTATGTAACTGGTGCTGCATCTGCCCCTAGTACTGTAGGTTCTGTTGTTGCAGGTATGTTTACTGGTGGTACAGGTGCTGCAGCTATTCAGAGCAGTAAGGCTGCTGCTCAGGTTGCTATACGTGCTGCTGCTAAGAAGTACCTGAAACGTGCTGCGCTGGGCGGTCTGTTAGATGGCAGTGTAGCTGCTGGATCTCAGCTTGGTCTAGAGGCTACTAAGGCAGACGCTGGTGATACCATTGAGGAAGAGTATGACATCAACTACAAGAATGTAGCTGCTGCTGGTGCTATTGGTGGTACTCTAGGTTTTGGTGTTAACGTAGGTGCTGCTGCCTTACAGAAGAGCGGTGCTAATAAGCTTGTAGATACACTTGATAAAGGGCGTCAGGCACAGGCAGATCGTATTGCAGAGGCTGCAGAGAAGGCTAAGATTAAGCTGGATGTTGTATCTAAGAACAAAGAAAAGAAAGAGCTTGCTGATGAAGTAATTGGCAAAATGCTATTCGCTATTGATCCTAAGCTTGTCGATGAGGGTATGAAGGCTAAGGTAGACATCCTAAGTGCAGACCTTCCTGACGGACTTATAGCTGGTCTTGACCGTAAGAAGATACAGATCTTAGGTGCAGCTGCATTTGATCTAGCAGAAGAGCTAAAGATTAAACCAGGTAAAGGTGTTCGTATCACAGAGCAACTTGCTAATATTATGGAGACTCCAGGTGGTAGTGGTACTGCTAGAGAGATCTTTGATCGTGTACGTAAAGAGTATGGCTTGAGTCCACGTGAGCTGTCAGCTGTCTATGCTGCTGAAGTATCAGAGGCTGCTAAGATCTTGGTAGGTCAGAAGAACCTAAAGAATAACTTAGGTGGTACAGTTAAGCCTGTTGATGCTGACAAGTTTAAAGCAAAGCTTGATGCTCTGTATGAGCAGGGTATGTCACGCCTTAGTGGTGAGGATGCCAAGGTTCTAATTGAGGCTCAAGAACAGGGTGGCGGTATTGCAGGCAGTACATGGCGTACTTTCCGTAGAGCAGAAGATTTACGCAGAGCCTTAATGACATCCCAGCCTACCACTACAATGCGTAACAACATCTTTGGTGTTGCTATGGGTGCAATAGATATGGTTGACCAAGTGGGTATCAACCTTGTACGTAAAGCTCGTGGTAAAACGGATACATACGAAGGCTTGCAGGGTGCAGCAGATGTAATGTCATATTTGACTAAAGACGCCTACGTTGCAGACGCTGTTACTGCAATGTTAACAGACGTTGCCCCTGAGAAGATGTCTAAAGTATTCTACCAAGCAGCGCAGGCAGAGGCAGGGACTAGCGCTGATTCAGGTTTCGCTAAAGTAGGTGGTTTCTTTAACAAGCTAAACACAGTATCGGATCACGTATTCAAGAAGGCGGTAGTTGTAGGCTCTATTGATCGTTCACTAAAGCGTCTTAATGATCCTAAGCTAGGCACTAGCGTTATGGATATGCTAGAGAAGGGTACAATAGCTGAGCTACCAGAAGACATTCTTCAGGATGCTCTAGATGAAAGCTTAGAGTTTACCTTCCAGAAACGCCTAGGTGGTAAAGGTTCTAGCGCTGAGAGCAAAGCAGCTAAATCTGTAGTAGATTTTATTACCCGTAGTGGACTTACAGTACTTATACCCTTTCCTCGCTACCTTGCTTCACAGGCAAAACACATTAGTGATTACACAGGTCTGACTATTGCTAGGCGTTTAGCTACAGGTAGCGACATTGCAGATAAAGAGTTTGCCAAGGCTATGACAGGTTTTGTTGTAGGATTAGGCCACTTGAAAGTGCAGCAAGCAAATGTAGCTAATGATCGTGACTGGTTTGAGTGGGAGGATGGTAGAACACGTAAGGATGCACAGGCTGCACTTGGCCCACAGGCCTACAACGCTTTCATGATGCACCAAGTAGCACGTGCTATGGAGGGTCTGCCTACTAAGCTACCTAATACACCTTTCTCTGAGTGGGATGGTGATACAGGAGCCTTTGTAAAAGACTCTCTTAAGCTGTTGGCTGGTAGTGAGTTCCGCCCTAATAGTGGACTCGTTACTAAGCTATCTAAGGCGTTAGACACAGGTAGCTGGAGGCCTGTAGGTGAAGAGCTAGGCGATTACTTTTCTGCTTTCACTTACCCTGCTGCTGCAGTCAAGGACTTCTATGGTCAGTTTGACCCGCTATCTACCTACTTCCCAGAGACACGTGATGGGTTAATGTCTTACACAAACATGGTAGAGCATGATGTAGAATTTCCTATTAACATGCAGCTGGGTTTGTTCCGCCGTATCACACGACAGCTGCCTGACTTTCCTGCAGCAAACAATGGTGAGAAGGGTATGCTTGAGTTCTTCCGTAGCTCTACAGCAGTCAATTACCAATCAAAGTACAACAAAGAAGCTGACCGTGCAGGTCTAGGCTACGATGCCCTACGCTTTGATGTGTTTGGTGATGGACCTATTCGTGCCTTAGATCCTCTGCTTAAACAGCTTACAGGTTTTGCTAGTAAGCCTATTAAGAATGACCTACAGCGTGAGATTACACGTCTACAGCTTGACCCCTTTACTCTGTACAATCCCTACAGAGAGAAGAACACCGCTGTAACTCTTATGACAGAGCAGATCCTACAGGGTAATCTTGCTTTTGTTATCTCTGAGCAAGTGTTGAAAGATCCAGGATACCAAGGCATGTCTATAGATGAGCAGAAACGCTTCTTGAAAGATATGATAAGTGACAAGGTATCTATAGCTAAGGAGATGGCTGTAGAAGAGCTTGATGCTATGTACGAGATGGAGGGTGACTCAGCTGCACTCTTTATGGGATACCAGCGTGGACGTGTTGAGAAGCTTGACAGGAATGAAAAGGCAGATGCTGATCTAGCTTGGCCTCTTATGGCTGAACGCTTTGGTTACTCAAGTACTGCTACACTTGATGAGGTTATTGAAGAGATACGAACTACAAATAAGTATAATGATGATCCACAGGAGCGTATGGTGAAGGAGACAGACATGATAATGAACTATCTCCATGCAGGTAAGCTATATGGTAAACGCTACAGAGAGGTAGTGAAAGAACTAAACTAAACGAGAGAGGGGAGCCACTAAGCTCCCCTTTTCTTTATCGTACTCCGTGTTTCTTAACACAGTGTCTTGCCCATAGTACCGTAGCTATAAGATGCTCTAGTGCTTTGTTCCTCTCGTCACTCTGCCATAGATTACTCTTGATATGCTTCTCTAATGCCTCTGCATGTTGGGCTAACTCATCATAGAACTTGATACGTGTACCTTCTACGTGTGCTTTCGCTTCTTGTTCTAACTTCACAGACCTTCCTTCATAAATACTTTGACCCACTCAGCGCAGATACCACTACGCACAATGTCATCAACGCCAAACTCTACTACAGGTACATCAAGCATATACTTCTTAGCGAGATGAATGATCTTAGCTAGACCAGACGTACCCTTTAAGTCAGACTGCTGGATGTCACCATTGAGTACAATAGTACTGCCTTCACCCACACGTGTCAACAGCATCTTGATCTCTGGTATGTCGATGTTCTGCGCTTCATCTACAATGATAAACGCATTGTCAAAGCTACGCCCACGCATCAACGCTAGTGTAGCTACTTCAATGTTACCATTCTTTACACCTGTATCAACAGCACCACGGCCTAAGTGTTTCACCAGTACATCAAGCACAGGCAACGCCCACGGTTGTGCCTTCTCTTCTAGCGTACCTGGCAGGAACCCAATATCTTTACCTACAGCTACGTGAGGACGTGTGATAACAATCTTGTCTATCTCTTTTAGTGTGTACAAGTCTGCGGCACACGTTGCTGTAACGTATGTCTTACCAGTACCAGCAGGACCAAGGATAAGCACCTGCTTGCTGTTAGCAATAGCACTGATTAACTTTCCTTGGTTCACTGTCTTAGGTACAATACCAGAGGTAGGCTTGTTAGCTGCACCCTTGTAGGTTGTCTTACGCCGTGTTCGTGTAGGCTTCTCTAAGGGTTCAATGTTGTTCATAATTAAACATTCTCCGGTACATCCGCACAAACATAAACTATCCTTGACTGACGTAGTGTCTTAGGTGGTATTTCATCTATGAGCATATTCATTACATCTATAGCAGTATCTTCACACTCTGAGTAAGAGCGATACAGATCAGGAGAAGCCCTAACTATAGGCTCCTCCCCTGCCAAGAAAGCAATCATAACTAAAGTAAACATTATTCTTGTACCGTATCTGACTCTTCGCCAGACACAATCTCTGTTACTTTAGGTTCTACATAATCGTATGCTTTACCTGCTACGTCTGTTGTTACTTCTACTGCTGCTACAGCCAAGAAAAACATTACAAAAAACTCAACCATCTAAACGTTCCTTTAGTTCTGTGTAGCCACCAACATGGCGGCCTTCGTTATCCCAGATTTGAGGTACACTAGTCATACCCGCTTCTTTCATGAGTGTCAATAGCCACTTACTGCTAGGGGAGCTTAGAGAATAGGCCGTGAAGCCTACCCTCTTTTCTCGTAGCAGGTGCTTTGCTTTAGTGCAAAACTTACAGTTATCTGTTCCTACCACTGTATAGCTCATACTAGATCCACGATCTCACAGCTATCACCAGAGCAGGCCATAGTCTGCATGGACACTGTGTTATCTTCACTCTCATACTCGTTAAGCCCTTCCCAGTCAATGCTGTCTGGCATAAGTGCAAGCATCTCTTGATACTCTTCCTTAGTGCAGTCCTGATAAGGTGCTTGCTGGTAAGTATGATCGGAATGTGGCAGGAATGATACACCTGACATCTCGTCAAAGTGTTCATACACAAAAGCACCTACAGCCATCCACTCATTGTCACGAACTGAGATAGTTACACTTGGCTTATGCTCACACCAGTGTCGCTGATAGGTGAGCCACAACTCAAGCTGCTCTACAGCAGTCATATCATTACGTGTGACTGCTAACTCAGGAGACTTGACAGGGAAGCTAAACACTACAGTAGAGTCAGGCTTCATGACGCAAGGCTCATTAGGAATACCTTGGTCAATCATAAACTGTGTCAGTGGATCTTTATTATCACCACGCACAGTACGAATATAGAAGGGGCTGTGACGTGCGTGAATACCACTAGCGGAATCAACCAACTGTGAGACCGTACCTGAAGGTTTAACGCAAGAGATACTAGCACTAGCAGGGATGCCAAGCAACTCAGCCCACTCAGCGTTAGTAGCCACAGCCACGGATCGTAAATGCTCAAGAGTTTTCTCCAATCCTTTGTTAGAGTTTGTCATTAGTGGGTTGTCCATAATGCCTGTCATAGACACACCAAGCAAGCGCTCTTCTGCTGTGTTGTTCTGCCAGACCTTACGCAGATATGGAAACTTAATCATGGTAGACTGGATCGTACCTAAGATGGTAGCCAGCTTAACCTTACGCTCAAGATCCTCAATAGTATCAGTCGCACGTACTACGCACTCCGTTAGGTTGCAAAACTGATATGGGCGCAAGATGATTTCCGAACACGGGTTGGTCCCGAACTCATGGTTAGGATCACGCCGCCCAAACTTAGCTGCTTGCTTCTTGGATGCCTCACGATTGAAGATACCACGTTCACCAGACTTAGACTCAACCAGTGCAAGCCACTCACGCATGAATGTTTCCATGTCTGGCTTCTCAGTGTACGATACAGAGTTGTTAGCCAAGGCACGATGACCAGCAGTTTCCCACCACTGACCTGACTTAGCGTGACGCATACGGTCATCACTCAGGTTAGACAATGAGATCATAGCTGAACGTCTCACACCACCTACGACAACGATCTGACCAATGAAGCACATCAGGTCATGACATTCCATAGAGCTAAGCTTGCGTCCTTGTGCCGCCTTGAAGGTAGACACAGCAAAGTTAAATAGTTCTACGAGTGGCGCTGGGCCTGACGCTCTACCGCCAAATGTTTTAAGTCTTGCACCAGCAGGACGTACACGAGAGACATCCCACTTAGGAATCTCACCAGCCCACAGGAGTGCAAGAACTTGACGGAACCCCTTAGCCCAGCCTTCCTTACTGTCCTTAACGACAACGATAGACTCACTCTGGAACAACTCAGGCACTTCTGGGAGCTTGCTGATAAACTGGCGCTCGACACTGAACCCGACACCAGTGCCGCAGAGGAGGATGTACATAGCCTCATCAAAGGACTTAGGGTCATCTACGGGTAGGTAACTACAGTTGTAGCCTGCAGTGTTGTCACGATCAAGCGCTGGGCCAGCTGTCATCATAGCGCGCATAGAAGGCATGATCTCTTGACCAAGGATAGCTTGCTCAATGTCGTTGATGTAAGAGTTATCACCTGTCACACGGCGCACTACGTTATCCATGTAGCGGCTTACTGTCTTACCCCATGACTCACGGCCTTCGCCGTCAAAGTACTTGGCGTAGCGTGACTTGTGAATGAATGCTTGATAGTCTGTTGGTAGTTGATTGCTCATCGGTTGTCACCTGATCCTTTAATAACGCCACGTCTTGCACGGCTGTTTAGTTTGTCCATATTAGTTTGTAGTACCTCTGTGAGGTCACTGTTAAAGTAATTAGCAAGGGCTGTAACATAGAACACAACGTCACCTAGCTCCTTGATAATGTCATCAGATGAGACCTTGGTGTTGTCACGCAGTAGCTTCTTGATCTTCTCAGCCACCTCACCTGCTTCACCTACTAAGCCTAGTGTATTCTCCACTAAGCGGGTCTCACCTTCTGTTACAATCTTACCCTCTACCCAGTAGGAATAATCCTGCGTGTTAACATCTGCCATAGCAGCAAACGCATCTATATCTTCTTGTGTAATCATTGTCTCTCCTTGACGTTTAAGTTCTCAATCTCCACATCATCTACATCATAGATAACATCTGTAATCAAGTCATGAATGTCTTGCTCATGACTGTCTTCGTAGGATGATAGTATGTTATTATTCTTATCAACCTTCATAACAAAAGTAACACTAAACTTCTTCATGCGCTTCCCTGTGTCTTAGACCAGCGTGTAAGTGTAACTACATTATCCTCTACTTCATACGCTGTAGCTTCTGCTTGCTCTTGTTCTGCTTCTGCATACTGATCGGGAAACATCTCTTGAATAATGCCCTGCCGTAGATCTGCAAAGTCTTCCCAAGCATCAGGGTAAAGCTCTAAGAACTGCTGTGCTGCAGACATAGTGAGTGCCTCATCAAGAGCAGCCCTCATGCCATCCTCTGAACCAGCCGAACCAAAGACCATGCCAGTCTTGATTCTACCTGTCCACTCACCGTCCTCAACGACAGGAGATAATACAATAGCTACGTCACCAGGTTTAATCTCATAAGCCATTACTCTCTCCTCTTAACTTTGACACGTTGCTCTTTCATTCGCTTGCCTTTCTCTTTGAGCCACTCTTCTGGTATCACACGATTAGCCCAGAGGAAACCCTTTTGATCGCACCAATCGCAGTACCTACTCTTGGCTCCTTTGTAAAGCCTTGAATTAGCATTACTAAATACGAAACGAATATCTAGTTTAGGATGCTGACGCTGTATCTCTATATGTTTACGTCTATCTGCAGCAGAAAACAACCCCTTCAGCTCAATTATTATGCCGTTGTCTAGCTCAAAGTCGGGTGTGTATGTACGATACTTTAAATCCTCCCACTCTATCTTTAACTTTTCATAGGCTACAATCTTTTGCCTATCCTTGAGGTATGCAGCGGCCTCAACTTCAAGGCCACTGCGATACGTTTTAGAGTTATGCCTCCGGTTCATCTTCGGCATCTTTACCTGCTTCTACGATCTGAGATGCTAGTAAATTAGTCATGCCCTCCAGTGCTTTGAATTGAACTTCTAGGCGCTTCATCTGATCTGTTGCAAGCATCACTTCATTGTAGAGCTTTGTCTGAGTATCATTGAAGTCTTCTGTGTAGTAGTCGGTGTCGTTGATAGTCAGTTTAGGCATTCAGGTATTCCTCTGCTATGAATGTGTAGTCTACAAGTTGTGGGTTTTTGGATTTACTAGGGATGCTTGGGCGTGTCTCAAAGTTGTCATGACACTTATGTTTAAAGCTACAGAATTTACAGTCATCTGGTAGCACCCAGTTACCTGTCTTCTTACGGTAGAAGGATTCCTCTACTGGCTCAAAGCAACGCTCAAACGGTTCATCGTTATCAATGTAGTCTACGGTAGCTTGAATGTCGGCTAGAACTGCTTCCTTGTCTACATCCTCAGAGGCGTCTACATACTTGAATTGACCATTTGCTTTGTTGACTACCCACCAGCCACCTACATCCTTTCCAGCGGCCTCTGCGTAGCCCACAAGCTGTGCCACGTAGCCAAAGCCATCCTTGTAGGCTAGAGAACCAAAGGATGCAAACTTGTTATCGTAAGACCAAGGTGAGGCAGACTTAACATCGTCAATGCGTCCATCCATCTCCATGTCATACTCACCCTTGATCTCCTGACCATGAGGTAACTTGAGTGTGACACGCTTGTTATCCTCAAACTCTATACCTGCTGAACGTAGGATGCCCTTAAACACAGCCTCGACTATATCGCCAAGGATCATGTTCATCAGGAAGTGTGGAGGGAAAGGTGTCTTGTCTTCTGGGTCATTCTTGTCAAACCATAGCTGACACTTTGGCCTACCGATATTAGACATCCGTAAGCGAAAATCATCACGAGGACCACCTGAGAATTGCTTGTACAAAGCAGCCTCAACATCGGAGGCGACTTGTTTAGCCACCTCCTCTGTCATAGTAGTCTCACCAGCCATAGCCTTCTGCAAGAAAGAGAAAACAGCTATCTCTGCGGGATGAGTCATTAGTATGGTGCCTCTTCTACATCAATAATAGAACCTACAAGTGCTGCATCTTCCTTGCTCATACTTGTATTGGAACGCTCAATGTGTAGATCCATGATCTTACCATTTGAGTAGCTGACATAATCCAAGAAGTCTGAAGCTACTTTCCTCATAGCTGCAGTGTCTTCGTCTGACTCCTGTACAATCTCTCCTACAGAAGAAGTAACGTAGCCATAGGTAGCACCTGTAGGAATTGAACCCTCTGCACCACTAAGGATAACCTTAGCCATGTGAGTTTTGACGTTCTTACGTTCAATAGCTTTTTCAGTAGCTGCAAGGCTCTTGAGGCTATCGTTATTTTTAACATCCATAACGAATGGAATATCAACATACTCACCAGCGGTAGGTTGTCCTGCATCATCAAGAGGAGCCTTAACTGTAAGTGTACCCATGAAGATCTTCACACGTTTAGCTGAGCGAATAATCTCCTTAGTAGCTTCAGGTAGTGCGTTCCAATCCTCAATGTAACCAGAGGGACGGCCTAAGTTAAAGCCACCAGTGCTATCCTTTAAGTCGCTGTAAGTAGAACGACTCATAACGGACTTCTCCATCTCATTAGTGGAAGTGTTCCACCGCTGAAACTGAAAGCGATGCGTGATTATACGAACCTCTACGCTTTCTGCATAGAAGACATTATCACCAAGTGTGATCTTGAAAGACCCAACAGGTAAAACGTCTGTCTTGATCTTCTTACCGCCAAGCTCAATCTCGCCTTTAATGGCTGTACTCAACACGCTAACACGAGCTAGAGAAGATCGTGATTGTGTCTGTGGTCTAGGTTCACCTATAAGCTCTGCTAATGGGTCTACCCAGCCTGTTGTTGCTAGTTCTGTACTCATCTGTATATCCTTTACTACAGTCAAAAAGAGTCTTAGTTATACCTCATACATCTCTTACGTCAAGCCAATTCGGCCCGATTTTAGATTCTAATAATAGAGGCACGTTCATTTTTACGTTATAGGCTTTCTCAATTAAGTCTGTCAAGCCCTCATTCATGTCTTCTATAATACTTAACACTGTCTCCTTCTCCTCTGGGTGAATGTCTATAACCGTTGAGTCGTGAACAGTATTCACTAAGCAAGATTGTAACCCCTTCAACCGCTCCTCCAGTTCAATTAGCACAACAGGAACAACATCACCAGTAGCAAAACCCTGCACTGGATAGTTCTTAATCATGGTGAAGTGTGATACACCACCACGAGCGTTGCGCTTAACATCAGGGAATGCGTACTGACGCCCTGACACATTAGTAATCTTGTTAAACCGTACAGCTTCATCAGCTAAGTTCTTGTGCCAGTTAGCTACACCCTGATACTTCTCCGTGAAGTGAATGTAATAAGCTTCCTCTGCCTTAGACCTGCCATACCCTGTCGCGCCAAAGAGAGGTGCAAACGTATGAGCCTTGGCTTCCTGACGTGACGTAGCCTGACCTGCATCAGAGATAACCTGTGCAGTATAGCTGTGTACGTCAAAGCCTGTGTTAATCTCTTCCATAGCGACTTCATCCTGAGCCAGGTATGCAGCCGTTCTAAATTCAAGCTGAGCAAAGTCAGCCTCGCAGATGTAGCCGCCATCCCAGCGTGACACAAACACTTTCTTTACGGGAAACGTCCCGCCTCTTGGCATGTTTTGCATGTTGGGATTTCTTCCACTAAAACGTCCTGTTGCAGTAATGTGTTGGGTGAGTCCCACATGCAGGAAACCGTCTGACTTGGTGAAGGTGTCGATACCTTCCACAAAACTAGAGAGGTAGCTACTAACAGCAGAAAGACGCTTAAGGTCAGTAAGAAACTCAACAGCAGCATCCATGTTGTTCGTTTTAGCAGTTCCCACAAGTACATCTAAGTTATCCTTCCCTGTACTAAACCCGTTAGCACTTACCCACTTCTTGCTTGGCGCACCAAAGCCTAGACCAGCTATATGATTAAGCTCTTTCAAGCCATAGCCACGAGCATCACAGTCCTTACACTTGTTAGGTTTAGCAAACTTAGTGCCATCCTTTTTGATCTTGTAAGTCTTACCTGTACCCTCGCATGTAGGACAGGTGAAAGCTTTTGTACGTTTTATGATAGTACTGTTAGCTTCTACAGCCTGCTTAAACTCCTTCTTGTCACGCACATGCTCAAACAAGTCAGCCCATTCTTTCTTGTTGTTAACCTTACGAGAGAAGACAACCTGAGACATCTGCTCTGGTGAGTTAAGATTGATAGGTGTGTCACCCATGATCTCACGCACCTTATGCTGTAGTCGATCCTCAATGTCTGCCTTCTCACGTTCAAACTGTAAGCGTACATCATCTAAGGCTGTACGATCCACCCTGATTCCTGACATGTACATTCGGGTAAGGGTTTGACAGGTTCTGAAGGTAACGTCTCTAACGGTATGTAGACTGGCTGAATCTGGTTCACCGTAGTCTGCCTCAATGCTGTGGAACAACTCACGAGTTGTGTCGAGATCGCACCTAAGATAAAAGCAAAGCTCACTGAGAGGAATCTCATTTGTATTATACCCTTCCTTAAAGTAACGCTTGAGGGTATCATCCTTCTGAGCGTTAAGGTTGCGTCTCTCTGCACATGCCTCTAAGCTTAATGAATCTTTCTGACCACGCAGTAGGATATACTCTGCAAGCATGGTGTCATATATAGGCCCGTCATACTTAAAGCCACATTCCCATAGCCACATCAGATCGTGCTGCGCATTGTGCATGATGAGAAGAGTAGTCATGTCTAAGATTTGTTGAATTAGCTTGCGCCCAGCACCACTAGTGTCTTTCTTCTCAACGTGATCTAATGTTACAATATGTAACTCTTCGTGATTATCTGCGTTCTGCATACCGACTTGCACAAGGAAGTTACCCTCCTCATATGGGTCTAGGTGTAGCTTATCCCTACGCCTGTTTGTTGTGTTCTCAACGTCTAGTACAAGTCTCATCTCTCTCTCCTCTAGGCTTGATATAGTGATCTCGCCCCGTCTAACTCACAGTGTACTACACCGTGCCAACCACCCTTAAGCTTATTCTTAGCTATATTCAAGTGCCGTTGTGTATCTTCTTCATCAGCACCCTCAACAATGGGGTTCTTAGAGATCAGAACCATAAGGTCTGCCTCTGCTGCTTTACCTGTCTTACTGCCTTCCATCATGGATTGGTCTACATATACCTTACCCTCTGCTACAGCACTCAGCTGTGACATCCATACAACACAGCAGTTGTATTGCTTGGCAATGTTACGAGCATAGATAGCCGCATCTTTTAGGTACACATCGGACTTATCACTTGTCTTACTGGCGAACTTGTCACCCATGTCCAGGATCAGTACGTCAGGCTTCTCTTGTTTGACCAGAGACTCAACCCACTGCATATCCTTGTTGGTGCTGTCCTTGATGCGGATGTTCTTCCTAACAGGTTCATAGCGGCTACGAGCGAGGGCTACGTTAGCCTTAACCTCATCCATAGACATGTTAGAGGCTGCGCTCAAGTAACGTGCTCCTACACGCTCATATGCTTCCTCATTACATAGCACCACACACTTAGCACCTTGATGCGCCCAACCCTCAGGTCCAGCAATGAGAGACGCATGGAAGGATGTCTTGCCTGTGTTAGGACGTGCGCCTACCAACAGTAAGTGACCACCACTGACACCCTCTACCTTGCGGCGTAGGCTAGGGATATTAAACTTCCACTGTGTCTGTAGATCGTTTGCTTTGAGTAGGGTGTCGATACTAATGTCTTCCCACTCAATACGAAGGTTGGGGGTGAAGTCATCCTTGTAGTTCTCAAGCATACGTCTGAGAGGCTCTAGGCTGGTCTGTGTGCCGTTAACGAAGTCAAAGCCTAGGTTGGCTACCTGTTCGCCTACATACTGCTGAAACATACTGCCAAGTACGTCTGTAGCAATATCCTCTTTGATAGTGTCTTCTTTATTTATCTTGCGAAAGAGATCTTCATAGGCAGTCTTAGTGGCAGTTGTCATCGTCTGGTTCTGTGAGTAGAACAAGGCCTCTAGGTCTGATGTGTTTAGATCGCCATCATATGTCCTCATGGCAGCATCTAGTGCCTGCTTGATCTTGCGTACATCCTTAGTGAAGATTTTATCAGGGCAGCGAATGCCCTTGTGTTGTTCATAGAAGTCACGGTTAAGTAACGTCTTAATTAGTGCCAGTTCCATCATTGTCTTTCTCTCCTACAAAGATACGATATAATACTTCCAGTGCAATCAAAGGCCACAGGAAAGCAAACTTGATAGGGCCAGAGTTATCCATCTCCTCATCCTCTGGCTCTACCATATGGTATAGTAAGGGTAGGGCTAACACATACATTGCGAATACGCCAGCGAAAAACCCTTGTCCTAGTTCATTCATACTTGTGGCCTCTCAAATGTTATGTAGAAAGCCCCTTCTTTACTGTTGTATGCTGCCATAATATCAATGAGTTGCTGATGGCTCATGATAATCATCTGGTAACAGTCCATGTCTGGTTCAAACTGTCGGATATATACATCACCATCATCACCTAAGATGACTTCCACATCCTCGTGCATGTCATCCTGGTCTAGTGTTGTGATTACAGCAGCGTCTGATTCAAACTCAACTGTGTACATCAGGTTGCTCCGCTACAAGAATGTTAACGTGAGCTACGTTACCTTCCACACGGGTGATGACATACTCAAGCCCTGCCTTGGTGAGCAACAAACGTAATTGACCTACAGGTATCATGTCTTATCCTTTCCATCTAGCTTTATCAAACGATCCAAGTACCACTGTGACTTGAGTAGATCCTCTTGCTTGTTCTTGTAACGCCAGCGGTGTAGGTACTTAGCTATGTTACCACGCAGGTAGCCTATGTATTCCTCTGTGGTGAGGAAGTCTTCTATGTAGTCAATGCACTCAATGCTACCCTTACCATAGTGCGCTGGGTTGTTGACGTTATCCGCTGCCGTAACAGGCGGTTCTATTCTAGTATGCTCAGCCAATACGCTCTCCTTAAAGTCTTGGTTTTCTTTCATCAAACGTTTCCATTCACTACGAATCATTCTTCCTCCAGACAGAAGCCACACCATGTGTCTCTACTTGCATTACCACAGCTTACACACTTGCGCCACTTATTCTTTTCATCACGTTGTTTAGAAGCCTTACGTTCCTCTGGTGTCATAGGTCTTATGTCACTAAAGTCTGCCTCTAAAGGCCACTCATTGTCTGTCATTGTCCGTCTCCCAGTATAGACCTGTCTTAATCAAGGACACAAAGCCCACGTTAAATATAGCTGCAAATGTCTCTGGGTCACACTCTACCTGCAACGTAGCACTGCCATCCTCGTGCTCAGTTATTTCAGTTATCTTTACTTCACTCATCGTCATACTCCGTTAGTGCGTCCCATGATACAGGGAATAGCTCAATCATCTTGTGGTCAATCTGTCGTGCTACCTCTCGTGTCTCTGCCTGTGTGTCAGGCTTGCAGCGCAGGTTACACATATCAGCGAAGGCATCCAAGCTACCTGACCAGTACCACTCAGTCATAGTAGACTGTGGCAGTACCATACGAGCCATCTCTGGTGCTACGCCACTGTTGAGCATAGCGTTGTAGAGGTTTATTGCATGGTTGTTTACATTAGATGACCACCTATGAGGGTTATCACTTACATTGTCATACTCTGTATGTCCCTCAATAGAAAGTTCAGGGTCTTCGACAATCCAGTGTAACATGTCTACTACTTCATCACTAGAGCCTTGCTTCTTGTCATCACTACGCCCACGCCACACGTCAGGTACATAGAACTCTGGTTTATCATCTACGTATCGCCTAGAAATCTCGTTCCATCTCAAGAACTTATGCTTGACTAGCTGTCGTGCTACAAAGATCGGAGCCTTGACGTGGAAGCTTGCAAAGCAATGCCCAAAGGGACTGATATGTTTGTGCTTGGCTAGATAACGGATGAGCTTATCATCCTTAGCCTTGAGCTTTGGTGGCCCCCAAGGGTCATCTTCCATCTGAGATGTCTTACCAAATGATACTCGTGCAGCGTTAGCTACCGTCAAGTCATTACCCATGTGGTCAATGTATGTTGCTTTAATCATGTGCTTTCTCCTCATGATTTTGTAGGTACGCTACGGCATTTCTAATTCTATTGATGTCGTCTTTGAATGCACCCAGTCCTGTATTGCAATGATGACACAGCCAACCTCTAAACGTTTCTGTATCGTGGCAGTGATCAAGTACCCAATTCTGTAATTTCTTCTGTCCCTTCTTTCCTATCTGTTCAATGCTGCGATTACATATGGGACAAGTGTAACTGTCGTCAGGATACGGGTGCAACTTCTTTAAATAACTAACCAGATAGGACTGCTCCCTAGCACAAGTGCGGCACTTTCTTTTTATCTCACCTGATACCATGTGCTGAAAGTTCTCAACAGGTTGTACTAAACCACAGTTATTACACTCAAGTCCATCTTCGTAATGCTGTACAACCTTTTCAAACAGTTCTAGCTGGTTCACATTATTCATTAGAATGGCACCTCACCGTACTTGTTTCGTGGATCTACATAATAACCTGGCTGCATATAGTCAGGCTTCTCTGCGCTGGGCTTAGGGTGGACACTCTCTAGGCCCATCTCTTTAAGGAAATCTTTAAGATCGTTCATGATAGTAACTCCTTTAATCTCTCTAGGTCATCAGTTAGCCTATATTTGATGTCATCGTCAAGCCGGAAGGCTGTACTATTTGCATTTGTCCATAGTGCTATCTCTCTACTAAACTGCAAAGTCTTGTGTGCAGCATCAGGATCTAGTGCTACGATAACATCGTCATACTCGCTTATTTTATCCATGTGTGCGGCTGTAAGGGCTGTGCCAAGGATTGCCATAGCTGTTACATTAGGGAACTCCTGATAAGCAACTATAGCTGACACACAATCCTCTAATACTAGAAGTGTTGAACCCGTCCCTACAGTGTAGTAGTCTGCCTTACCTGTGTAGCGATACCACTTAGGCAACTTATTGCCTACCGCACGTCCATTAGCATCAATGATACGCCCCTTGTAGTGTATCGGGAATACAACACGCTCATCCTTAACGTCATAGAGTAAGCGTCTGTCTACGATACCCCAGCGTTTAGTGAACCTGTGAAACTTATCATGCTCTGCTGTAGGCTGTACCACATACTCAGGTATCTCCATAGTCTCAGGCTCCATCTGCATAGGCTTCTCTTGTTTAGCCATGAGGATTTTTATCTCTGCTGCTGTCAGGTCAGTGTGATGATACCCGCCAATGCTACAGTCTAACTTGTAACAGTTGTACTTGATTAGCCCCATCTCTTTGGTGACAGTAAATGTGTTCCTGCTATGGCAGGATGGGCAGTTCATACGTCTGCTCTCATCCTCTCTTAAGTCGAGGCTGTCTAAGTATTTACGAATGTTCATCGTCATCTTTACCTCTCGCCGCTAGTGCCTTAGATGCACCACTGAATGTGTTGACCATGTAAGGCTTTACTGATCCAACTTCCTTGTGTCCTGTTACCTGCATGATACCTGCTAAGTCTGCACCACCCTCCATCATCTCCGTCACAGCGGTACGCCGTAAGTCCATAGCTGTTAGTGTCATAGGTAGATTAGCTTCCTTGAGTACCTCATTGATAATGATACCTATTTCTACTTTATCGTAGGGTGAGTACGCCCCCGCTCTAGGCTTGACACGAGGCGCAACGTAGTCCTGGAACCCAAAGTCTTTCTTTTGCTGTCGCAGCATATCACACAAACCCTTAGAGATAGGAAGGTGTATCTCTGCGTTGCGCTTGCTTTGAGTTAAGTCCATGCGGCACTGAGTTAAGTCTAGCTTATCCCACTTGAGAACACGCATATCACCAACACGCTGCCCCCAATCGTAAGCCATGTGAACTATAAGACCAATGCTGCGCCAGCGGAAGTCACCATAAGCTGTGGAAAGGAATGTCTGAACTTGATCTCTGCTCCATAGTACACGCCGTGGTTGACCAGACTTGGTTTCTAATAGAGCCACTGGATCGTGCGTCATTACGTCATGTCTCATTGAATGTTTCCATGCTACAGACAGAACAGACTTACGGTAGTTAGCAGTACGAACACCAACAGATAGCCAACTCTCATAAGCCTGAGTAAGGTGACGTACCTTGATACTCTTATGGCGATACGCCCCAAGGCGCTTGCCCTCCACTACTGTGCTACACACCGCAGCCAGTTGAGTATCGTAGTCCTTCTGTGTCGTAGCTGCCAACCTAGCAAACGCAGGTGACTTGGCATAGAAGTCTACGATCTCTTGTAGTGTGGCTGATGCCTTGGGGATATTCATTTCTCTCTCCTGTAGTTTAAGGGTTAATGTAAACGTAGCCTAGGTAAAGAAAGGGCGCTAGGACATACAGACCTGCTAGTGATCTTAGTATCTCTCCTATCATGATCTATAGCTTTTCAGAACAGTATTCTTAACGCTCTTCATGGTTATACGATGCACCTTGTTGTCCTCAAATAGTTTAGCTCGTAGACGATGGGCATCGTAGGGTGTGAACACTGTAGATACAAACTCCTCATGCTGATTGACGTATGTGTTCTTGTAAACCTTGATTGCTCTACTAGCTATCATTACGCTGTCTCCTCTTTCTCGTAGTACCATGCGTTAGGATCATCAGGTAATACACACGGCCTCCAGTGGTTAGGATTACCGTCATCACCAACAAGAGGTCTAAAGTCAAACATTTGTTTTAACGCATAAGCCTTGTCCCTAGCGTCACTGAGTTGTGACATACGCACATCCATCATCTCCATTGTGTCATCTACCAGTGCATCAATGGTGTTATATACTTCCAATAGGATTGCTACTTCATCACGGGTCAATTCTGTTTTGATTGCCTTAGTCATTATACTGTCTCCTCAATAAGAACGTAGCGTGTGTACTGCTGACCTGTCACAGGGTGCTTACCCTTAACGCCATCAATGCGGTAGCCTGACTTGCGTAGCTCAGAGATACGCTTAGTGAATGACTGGATGCTGTAGTCCAGCATAGCCTCACGCTGGGTCAGACCCTTGGTTGCACGAAGGTGTGTGATGATCTTAGAGTTTTGTGTGTTAGTCATGTCTGTTTCTCCTCTGTTAGACATTTGTAGGTTAGTCGTTGTGTTAATCTGCGTCAATGTTACCATTATGTCACGTTGCTATGTTGCAACACCTCTACCTTGATACCATCCATGCGGCTGTAAGTAGCAGCCAGCCTGTCTGCCTCGCTCATGTTTGTCACGGTGTGATAGCATATGGGTTTGTGAGTGATCTTGCTGGTCAGTATGATACGGATCATGTCTCTAGCTCCTCTTTCACTAAGTGGTACACTGTGCACCGATCCATATAATATTGCATGGCATCCATGTCAGTGTAGTCAGGTGCGTCCATGCAGGATATGTCAATGTCATTGTCGATCAGTTCCTTCAGCATGAGTAGCTGGTTTGATGTTAGTTCTAGCGTATACATTGTTTAGTCCTCCAGTATTTCATCTAAAGTTAGTTCAGTATCTAGCGTGTGCTTGTTGCACATCTCATCAAACACAGAAGCGGGATTTTCTTCAAAGAGGTGCTCATATATGTCCTCATCCTTTACATGGTCAGGTACTTCATACTCTGGATACCAAGTATCTGTGCGTGTAAGTCTTAGTTTGATTGTCCTAGTCATTGCGCCATCTCCTCTACTGTCTGACTGTTAAACTCATAGACTGCCTTGGCAAACCCACGGGGTGTGGCAGATCGTATGTCTTTGGTGCGCTGTGACTTACCGCCCAGCTTCATCATGGCTGTGCTGTAACCGTTGCCATGGTACTTCTCAGGGTCAACAGATACCTTTGTAGGCATCACAAAGCCACCACCCGTCCATAGACAGGTCTTCTTTTTGTACGCATCAAACGGCGCGATGTACTCAGGCCAACGTGGATGATCCGCCTCGCTGTAAGGGATGTACCCGCCGTACTCATACGGGTGGAACGAATAGTCAGGCTTGCGCCACTTAGTAGCTAAGACACTGACAGGGTTCTCCACAAAGTAGGGCACACCTAGGTCATCAAACAACTCACCGCACCACTTGGCATAGTTTACTGCCTTGGTCTGAAACTCAGGGTCACGCTCTGCTTTGCGCTTGAAGTGTGCTGCACCTGATACAGCCATATCAGTACAGACGGGGAAGGCCATGCCGAAAACTATAGGTGGGCCACCATCCATTTGACGTGTATAGAAATCGTCATGTATTTGGTTCAAAGACTTATGATCGTGAAGATCAGCGTGAACGTAGGTGATAGAACCTTTACTACCTACAAATGTGTCTGTGTTTACGTTCTCTTTTGAGTGCTGGATGTCATAGGCGTAGCACTCATACCCTGCCTCTGCCCATGGCTTGAGTGCCTCACCTGTGAAGTCATAAAGACTAATTACGATACCTTTAGTCATCTCAATATCCTCTCTCTCTTTGTAATGCTGTCGCCTGTTCATCAGTAACGTCCAGCAATATGTTCTTAACCTCTTCGCTAGTCAGGCCAAAATGTCTAGCCACTTGCGCAATTGTTTTGTTGGTTGTGTCAAACATATCACACACATCCATGGGGTGCGGTTTATAGATCATCAGTATACCCTCTTTGTCAGATAGATTATGAGCTTGTCCACATTGTCAAACTCTTCATGAAATGTCTTCATCCCCTCTGCGTCATAGCAGTCGTATGATAGTACAGGCCACTCTGGATCTTCTCGCATGGCAGGGTCTGCATAGTCCACGAATATCTGACAATAATTGCCGTGCTTCTCCTCTTTGAGCAGTGACGGGCAAGTGTCATTCTTCCACGAGCTATGCTCCCAGCCATGCGGTGACAATGCGTGAAAGAGTTTATTGAGTGTGTCATAATTGTCATAGTCTGCGTGTGGTACGTCTGCGATTGCGTAGATCATTGGCTCACCCCCCCTAGCGTACATACTTTTACTGTTCCAGCGTCACCATCTGCTAGGTGTTGATCCAACATAAAGTAACTCTCTGCGGCATCCTCTGTGCCTACTTGATCCACATATGTGGTTTGATCCCCGTCAGGGAAGGTGAGTGTTATAACTTGCACTAGCATTTAAGTTTCTCCTCTTTGAGTTTCATCATCTTAATAAACTTGCTGTCATTGTCTGACATGTAGACGCCTTGAACACGCAACACCCTGCGCCGATCACGTTGCTTTGGTGCTGTGTCTACAGCTGTTGAGCCATCCCTGTCCAGCAAGAGCACATGGCCCTCAACGTGTACCAAATAAGCCAGAGCCTCGCCCTTTGATGCAATTCTCTTGCGTATAGCTCCCACTGTGGTTTTGCCAGTCTTCACGCCCATCTTGGTTTTGACACTGCGCAGAGACCACATAGAGCGGATCGCACGTTGCAGGTCTCCAATCGTGTGAATGTATCGTGTAGCATCATCCACGCCCAGCGCACGAGCTACAGCATAGCCGCACAGGTTTTTGTTGGGGTTGTCGGGGTTGTTGCTCCCGTCTCTAAGCGCTTGTCTATTCATTGTTTAAACCTCCATCAGTCCATCGGTCTTGTGAAAATATATGTGATGACGCATTGCACCTTCATTCTTGTGCTTTGCTATACTGCCAATCTTTATATCCAGCTGGCCCGCCTCTGCTTCAACCCATACAGTGAGCCTGTCGGGATAGTCCAGCTTGAATTTAGCCAAAGCCCTTGCGGCGACTTCTATTGTGGTTGTGTCTATGTCTAAACGTGGCATGTCATTTATCCTCTTTGTTGTCATCTAATGGGAAATACATAAACGCAGCCCCAGCGATTGATAAGCCCAAACATAGGGCAAAGATTAAAAGTGTTGCTATCATGTTACACCTCTACCACAAAGCCGGATGTGTCACGCTTTGCTTTGCCCTTGGCATATAGCGCCACGATGTGACCACCTTTGGGATCCAAAATGCGCAGGTCATCCGCATCACCATTGACTACAGGCAAGCCGCTCCATGTTGGTTTTGTCATTGCTTCACGGAATACTACAGCCGCATTCATACCAGCCGCCAAAGCTTTATCAAGTAATGCCGCATAAGATTTACTTGCGCCGCTATAGCTCCATGTCAGATGATAGTTTGGGATGTGTGAGACCTTGCGATTGGCGATCTTTGTGTAATCATAAAACGCCACCCGTGGGAACAATTCAAAGATAGTATAGCCATCAAGCTTTACCAATTCCCAGCGAATATCGGTTGTGCCATTCAATCGCACTACAGGCTGGATGCCACGCTTGTTGCAATAGGTTTGAAACTTGGCAATATCCTCCATGAGCTGTCGCATAAAGCCATCACGATCCCGATAAAACCATTGAGCCTTGCGTTCCCGTGCGGCTTGAACGCTATTCATTGCGCCACGTCCAGCCGTATTTAAACAAGCGTCAATGCATCCGGCTTGCTCTGCCATGCTGCAGGAGTTAAAAGCCTTGCCATCAACCATTACTTTCCACGGCGTCATGTATACGATCGCAGTAAGATATTCATCGCCATCACCTTTGATTGTTTTTGCATTAGTGCCGACACCTAAGAGTTTATATTGTGACATGATCAATTCGCTTTCTGTTTTGCGTTACTTTCTGCAATCAATAGGGCAGAGATAAAAAGAGATGTAAAACAAAAAATACAATTCATGGGCAGAAACTTTAAAGCGTGACATTTGAGCAACATTAAAGATCCAGCTTTTTATCGTGCTATATAGTAGTGCAGAAGAGACGTAGCATATAAGAGCTTACTTATATAAGAGCCAGGACATATAAGAGCTTACTTATATAAGAGCCAGGACATATAAATGTGATCACATAAAAGAGGGGTATGGTATTTGTGATCACATATTGTAGGGGTAGGGTATTTCATACACGGCTTTTGTGATCACAAACCTAAATGAAAAAAAGCCCTATAATTTCACGTTATATTGATCCAAATGATGATGTAACAGTATATAATTCGCTATAAAACAACAGCTTACATAGATAAATCACCTAGTTTTGCGTGATAGTAGCACAAAACATAGAAAAGAGGGGGTGTGCGTGGGCCACGGGGGGTGTAGCGGTACGTATATATACACTAATACACACACGGGATTTTTAGCTTTGCCCTAGTTTTGCCTTAATTAGTCGTATACAAGGTGCATATATATCACACATTACTATAAAGTTGTAACATTTAGTAACTTCTTTACATGTATGTGCATTTTAGGGGTTGACCAGGGTGTTTCTATGAGTATAACTGCGGAGCAGGAGCACACAGAGTAATACTCTTAGAGTTAAAACTAAAGTAAAGTAATAAATAAAGAAGAGTATTACTCTATAAGAGAGTGTTACAAAAAGGATAGTGGACATAGGTAAGTTATAACTCTCTAAGTTTTAACTAAGAAAGTTTTAACTATAGGGTTGACACTATTATTGGTTATAATGTACACTATATACAAGTAACACATATAAACTTGTATAAACAATAAGTGTTACACTAACTGGTACGTGTTACAGACTAAGTAATACTCTCTCCTCCCTCACTCTCCTCAGACTTAGTTTGCGGCACGTACCACTTTCTCCCCTTTGTATAATAAAAGTATTGACATTCATGTCTAAACAAATAAAACTATACGCATCTGATTCCGTATTAGAAGAGTTTTACTCTGCTTTAGCGTCAAATGATGTAAGAGCTTTCCAGCGTGTACACATTCCTCGTAGTGAAGTGTTCTACACTAGAGCACACCTACAGGAAGTCTTCCCTGATAAAGAGTTAACCTTAGATTACGTAGAACGAATGATGTATTTAGAAGGTCTACTTGATCGTAATGACGTATTAGACCCCGATAGAGAGCGAGACTATGGCTAGAGACTATAAGAAAGAGTATGCTAACTACCAGGGTAAGCCTGCTCAGATAAAGAAACGTGCATCTCGTAACTCTGCTCGTGCTAAACTCTCTGCTGGTGGTGCTGTTAGGAAGGGTGATGGCAAAGACGTACATCACAAGGATGGCAATCCTAAGAATAATAAGAGCTCTAACCTAGCAGTAACTACAAAAGCTAAGAACCGTAGCTTCCCTCGTAATAGCAGAGCAGGTAAAGCGTAATGGCTGTCGAGTACAGAGGAGAGAAGTTTGCAGGTTACAACAAGCCCAAGCGTACCCCTAAGCACCCTACCAAGTCACACGCTGTCCTTGCCAAGGAAGGTGATACCATTAAGCTCATCCGCTTTGGTGAGCAGGGAGCATCCACAGCAGGCAAGCCTAAAGCGGGTGAATCTGATCGCATGAAGAAGAAACGTGCAAGCTTTAAAGCTAGACACGCAAAGAACATCTCTAAGGGTAAGATGAGTGCAGCTTACTGGGCAGATAAGGTGAAGTGGTAATGGCAGCTCCTAAACCAACTAACATGAAGTTGTATAACCGTGTTAAGGCTGAAGCTAAGAAGAAGTTTGACGTATGGCCCAGCGCTTATGCGTCTGCTTGGCTTACTAAGACATACAAGGCACGTGGAGGTAAGTACAGTGGCACGAAAGCCAACAAAGTTAAATAGCCAACACGTACTACCTAATGCTCGTGGTTATGCCGCTGGTGGTTTAGGTAAGTGGTTTGGTGAGAAATGGACAGACGTTAAGACAGGTAAGCCTTGTGGCAGACAAGAGGGTGACGGTAGATCCTACCCAGCGTGTAGGCCAAAGGCAGTAGCTTCTAAGATTAGTAAGAAAGAAGCAGCTAAGAAAACTGGACCTAAGAAAGTTAAGTGGTCTACAACAGCATCAGGGAGAAAACGAACATGAAGTGTAATTGTGGTAAGGGTGGTAAGTGTGACTGTGGTGGTATGCCTAAGAAGAAGATGGCATACGGTGGCATGGTTAAGAAGCCTATGAAGATGAACAAAGGCGGTTACTGTGGTGCATCTAACCCAGCAGCACGTCCAATGAAGA